TGTTCCTTCTGACCATGCCACCATATCAAGGAAAGCTTTACGCTGGGAATTAAGTGTCTGCATTAATTACTCCTTATGGGCACCGAACTTGTTACCGATGACCCTCATTGCCGCACCACGAATAGCATCAACACCAATCAGCCCCACCCCACCACCAATGGCAACAGAAAGTGATTTAGGCCATCCGACATACTCAAGCGCGGATGCAAAGGTCAGCGTCAGAGCACCACAAAGCAGAATCTCAAGCGTTTTTCGTTTCCAGCCGCCGCCACCGCCAAAATAGGCAATGCGCAAACCAGCCATAATAATTGACATAACCACTGCACCCAGCGGCGTATCTCCACGCCACCAACTTTGTAAGAGTTCCAGTAAGTCAGGCCAGGAATGAGGGGCATTGTGCATTTTCATAAGCCTCACCTCCGAGAGTTCGGATGGTGCTAAGTGTAAGATTCAGGCTCTCAGGCTTGCTAACAAGAAGTCGAGGATGTTTCCAGAGCCTAACAACGAAAAAGCCCCGGGACATGCCGGGGCCAGATGGAGTGCCAGATTAAGCTTCTGGCGGTATATACTCGTGTTTGATATCGTTAAATCGCCAAAAGTAACAATTCAAACAAAGAGGATTTTTATGTCTGAAAAAAACAAACCACAAGGTGAAAATAAACCTCAGCAACCCGTGGCACCAAAACCAACTCCAACACAAAGTACTACAGACTTTGCTACACGTCGTGTTTTTGTTGGAGATTCTGCCGACTCAGTCATTGAACATATAAAAAAACAGCCGAGATAAACATCGCCGCTACCGGAGCAAGGATGGTATACATCCTTGCTTTATCGAGACTCGTGCGGATTTTCTCATTTTCCAACAGTAACTCTCTTGCTGTATCACTCAAGTCAACAAGGCGATACCTTCGTATAAGCGGCAATAACTTATCAGGTCCTAAATATCCTGCATCAGCGAATATTTTAAAGCTCGAGGGCTCCATATCCTTATATTTTTCATGATATAGATGATCAGGAGGGGCATTGATCAGGCCCCTAACCTTCACAGATAAACCAGTACATACCAAGTAAATGGCGCACCATGTCCATAGTAATGTAAATGTGGTAATTCCGGCGGTGAGAAAATCGAAATTAGTTTTCTGTGTCAGCAATAAAAAAGATGAACCAATTCCAACAATCTGAATGTTCAGAAGTTTGTATCCATTCTCAACATTGGTTTTGTTAGAAAGATGAATCTCTCGTATCGTCTCTTCCCCTTGTTTTTCAAGATAATCGACGAGCTCATCATCTACTCCTAAAAAATAATCTTTAGGTAGTTCTCTCATCTCACCTCCACATCCTGTACTGAAAACAATTTTACCAGAATGTCTCGATTCTAGGTATTCCGCCAGGAATCGCGCTCCAGAAATGAAACATCAGGTTCACCAGTACCAGAAACAACAAAACCCGCTCAATGGCGGGTTCTGGTAAAGTTCATGCGCTTGGTTCGCCTCGCGATACAGCTTTGCGAAGCATACCGGAATTGAAGCAGTTTATGCGTAAAAAATCAAGCTATTTTTTGAGCAAATGATTCTCGCATGGGAATATATAGGGCATACTCAGCAACAGCCAACCAATTAGCAATTCGCTTTTCGCATGTGCTAAAACACCACTCAGGATGTGCATCATTTAGCAATTCAGCCATTTTGCGCTTAGTCATCCCCCGTCCTTCATACCGTTGCCGGAGGACACTAATCAATCCAGGATGCTCTGCCAGCACCTCACTTATGACTCGATCAATACATAACGCCTCTGCATCAGTACAATGCGCCAGCCAGCTCTTTTGCTTGCCGTTGATCATCTCTCGCAAAAACGCTTCCAGCTCAGCTTTCTCTATTCCCGCTTTTTTCATTCTGCGCAGGGCTTCATTGATGGCTGTTTTCGTCAATTTTTTGGATGCCAACAACTGATTGAACATATTTCCTGACCTCCCCCCGCCAATATACGACCAGCGCCCCCACATACGCAGTTTGCCCTGAATCCAGACACTTTCCAGCGTGGCGAGACGAAGGTGTTCTCCGCTTTTTCCTGTATTCGTTGGGTAAATCACAAATATCCCTCCTTTCTCCAGATTTCTTGTGTGCGAAAAACACCTTCTGCATGCATCAGGCGTAATTCTTCTTTGGTGTAATCGCTGGTTTTTACCCGCCCGTCGATTAGATCGTGGCATGAGCTACAGGCAATCGCCGCCTGCATATCGTGTGGTTTTGTCGCTGTTCCGCACGTTCCCGCCAGTCGGTAATGCGCCAGCACAGACGTTTCCGGATCGTGATTGCAGTAGCCAGGAATTCTGACGGTGCACATCTGCCCCCGCGCCGCTTTACGTAAATCCACCATTACGCAAACTCCAGCAGCTGCGCGGTCACATTTTCGACTTGTTCCGGAGAGGAAAATTTACGGAACAGAATCCAGTTCCACAGCACATTCAGAACAGATTTATAAACCTGCTGAAACTCGGTTTCGTCCATATTCGCAAAAGCGATGGATTTCGCCCGACGCCCATGGCTACCATCAGGATAAAGATGCTCGGTGTAAAATCCGGCCTGAATGGTTACCCACTCGCGGAAAGCCTCAAACGACTTTAGCAATGCCGTATCCCGGGTTCTGCGTGTCGCAACTGTATTCAGATATTGCTCTGCGGCTTCGCTCAGAGCTGGCGTATGTTCCCGGCCTACTGATTCACATAGGTAATCAACGAATCCTGAAACCAGCTTTCGTTCGCGAGGCGTGATCGCCCCACCGACCGGAGTCCAGTAATCGAATCCCAGTTGCAGGAGTTTGAAAAAACGCTTGTGGAATGCGTAGTTACGCACACGCTTAAAGTCTGCGTGTATCCACTCGCCTATTTTGATTTGATGCAAAAAATCGCAACTCTCCGGCGTCGCCGGGAGAAGTAGTCCAGAAGAGGTTTGTTTGACCAGTTGTATATGCGCCATTTCTCAATCTCTCGATGGCGCAGTGCAGCAGATGCCAGTTGTTCAGGCTGACGAATAAAGTATAAATAAACTGGCTATGGTGTAAAGCTCCACATAACATGAACAAACACTACATATCAAATAGCTGATACAAGGATAGAAATACAACACTTATTATTAAAAACGATTAGATAAATTACATTTTAATGTTATGAAAAAGTTCTTTTTTATCATAACATTTCAACAAAAGCATTACAGATGCACATCCCGTCATCATCAATTATTTAAGGTGGTTAAACATGGAAAATAACAACTATGCACATCTCGCTCCTTTTTTATCCGTAATCCTTTTCGCTGGCTGTTTTATATGGGCATTATTTTTATAAAGTAGCCGCATGATTAGTTTCTGGAATCATGTTTCCCACTCAAATCATTAACATTTGATAAGATATATCTAAAAGGATGCCTTTACATTATTTGATGCGTATATGATTTATTTATATGCACAGTAAAGGCATCCTGGAAATAATCAAGATTAATGATATATTGCTTATCTCATCCCCCACTGTCTTTCACCCGGAAAACATTTATCGTTAAAAATATATCATAAGTAATTAAATTGAAATTTCAGAACACAACTAATGCACACAATAAGATTCAGTAACAGTAATCTATGCGGACTATATCGAGATTTTTTAGTTAAACTTTAATAAGTTATTCCTAACACACAGAATGCACAAACTAAAAATAAAACAAATAGTTATACGAAAAACAACCATATTGATTCTATCTTCTCCTCTAATCAACATATCAATTATGTGTTTCATAACAGCTTGACATAACCCTCAAAAAGGTGCATTTATAATGCATGTTTTATGGGAGGTGGTTATGACACACAAGAGAATTCCTAAAGACTGGGTAATCAAACGCTCAACTCCGTTCTTCACAAAAGAGAACGTACCTTCAGCGTTATTAACACATCATAATACAGCAGCAGGTGTTTTTGGACAGTTATGCGTGATGGAAGGTACTGTAACATATTATGGTTTTGCTGATGAGAATGCTACTGAACCGGAGATAAAAGTAGTCATTAATGCTGGCGCTTTTGCAACAAGCCCACCACAATACTGGCACCGTGTTGAACTAAGCGATGATGCTCAGTTTAATATTAACTTTTGGGTAGCTCCAGACTTCTCAGGCGAAAAAGTCTATACCGCAAAAAAAGAATAGCCACGCTATAAATATCTTATTAACTAGTCCCGGCGTGGTTCTTTCCCCGCTGGGTCTTTTACTCAGATTAGTAGTCTACGAATCAGAGCCTCCGTCTGCCAGTTCGGATTCGTACCTCGCAGAGGTCTTTCCTCGTTACCAGTGCCGTCACTATGACGGTTAAACAGATGACGATCAGGGCGATTAACATCGCCTTTTGCTGCTTCATAGCCTGCTTCTCCTTGACCTTTCGGTCCGTAAGAGGCTAATCTCTATGTGTCGCATAGATATGGCCTCAGATTAATGTTAAACGTCTTGCAGGACGCGTAATGTTAACTGGGGCTTTTCTCTATCTACCTTTGGTGTTCATGCCCGAGGCAGATAGCCTCAAGCACCCACAGCAATTCTAACTATCCAATACATCACTGCCAACACTTTAAACTCTTACCCTTTAAAACAAGAACAAAATTCAACCAATCAGCATTGGGCGTATACTCATATCCTAGAGAAAACAACTCTTTCTGTACTATTTATATCCATATGATTTATAAGCATTTGCCACTTGCCATAGCCGCACAATGACAGTTTGCCATTTGATGTCAATAGATAAAAATGATCGTTTTCAATGAGTTACATACTTGCAAGGCGTTGCACATCAGGCCCGATTACGTCAGTATCAAAAGATTACAGATGGTGCATTACTGCCACCTCGCCTTAATGTTCCAGAACTCTCCAACTTGAGGAATTTTCAATGACATCCTTTCAATTATCTTTGATTTCTCGTGAAATTGACGGCGAAATAATACATTTACGTGCCAAAGATGGTTACATAAACGCCACATCAATGTGTAGAACTGCGGGCAAACTGCTCTCTGATTACACTAGACTCAAAACTACTCAAGAGTTTTTTGACGAATTATCACGCGATATGGGAATTCCCATATCGGAGTTAATTCAATCATTTAAAGGTGGAAGACCTGAAAACCAAGGGACATGGGTGCATCCTGACATCGCTATTAATCTAGCGCAGTGGCTATCGCCCAAATTTGCAGTCCAGGTTTCAAGATGGGTTCGTGAATGGATGTCAGGGGAAAGAACTACAGCAGAAATGCCTGTACATTTAAAACGGTACATGGTTAATCGTAGTAGAATTCCTCACACGCACTTTTCTATTCTTAATGAACTGACATTCAACTTGGTTGCACCTCTTGAACAAGCAGGGTACACACTCCCAGAAAAAATGGTTCCTGACATTTCACAAGGAAGAGTATTTTCACAATGGTTAAGAGATAATAGAAACGTAGAACCCAAAACATTCCCTACCTATGACCATGAATATCCCGATGGTCGCGTATACCCTGCAAGGCTGTACCCAAATGAATATTTAGCAGATTTCAAAGAACATTTTAACAATATTTGGTTGCCGCAATATGCCCCGAAATACTTCGCTGACCGGGACAAAAAGGCTCTCGCCTTGATTGAAAAAATTATGCTACCTAACCTCGATGGCAATGAACAGTTCTAAATGATTAGCCAGCCCCATAAGGGCTGGTTATTTAGTATTATCAACCCCAGCGGCAAATCGAATACACCACCAGCGCCACCGCCATCGCAATTCCTACCGTTGTGAATGCTTCAGGCCAGGTCATCGTAAAACATCCTCCACGCTTATAAGTCCGCTTCGCTCCAGGTAGTCCATCACTTTATCCGGCAATTTGCAGCCCGGTTTCGGTTTCTTCAGTTGACTAACCAATTGTTTAACCAGCATTGTCAATTCGCGAACTTGTTTCCCGGGCTCCCCTTTGCCCTGAAGCAGGGCAGCGCGGCAAGCGTTCCATCCCTCAGCATATGTTTCAGTTACACCATCGAGATGGCATGTAAGCAAATCCATTTCTTCCGGCACTACGGGCGCTGGAAAAACGGCATAGGGTGGCGTCCATTTTGGCGCTTTATCTCCAGCCGAACGCTGATACCAGTCATCCGGTTTGTATTCATAAAAATCACCAACTGGCTCTGCTTCCAGCGATGCCAGAGCAATTTTGAATAATTCGCCCTCTACCCGTGCCATCCCTGAATTGGGGTGGCATTTCTCAATCGCTATTTTTAATTTAGCTTCTTCGATTAATTGCTTTTTGGTTAATTCAGTCATTTTTCATTACCGCCCTTTCGGGCCGCCTCCTAATATTTTGAGGGTGCAGCCCCCCCCTCCGGTTAAGGATTAAATTTTATTTACAGTGCTAAATTTAATTATTCAGATTTGGATTATGATTTCTCTTTCAGTTCACGCAGTTCCCTGATTGTTAATTTGGCTCACAACAGCACATCCTGAAAATTACCCTGATAGAACGCCAGTACACGCTGCATGACTTCGCTCTTCCGGCACTCGCGACAGATTATATTCAGACGCCTGTCATAGCGGCGTATTTCTCCGTCTGGTAATGACCAGATAAGGTCCGGATCAACTACAGCAGGTTTCTTCACCTTTGCCCTCGATAGTTTTTTGCGGGCGTTTTGCCAGTCTTTACGCGCCTGTTCAGACGGGAATAACCCGTAACCAGAGTTGTATACATCGCCACTGGCAACCAGCTCACTGGCGAGAACACTCATCAGATATCTTGTCTCACCTGTCTTGGCTTCCAGTTGCCGTAACGTCTCGCGACCGCTCAGAGGTACAAGTTCAACAACCTGTCCTTTAATTTTTTCTCGCTCTTCTGGTGTAAATACTTTTGCCATAGGTGCCTCCGGCAATCACTTTTCCGATGCAACATGGCGGGAAGAATCAGTAATCTGTCGTACAATATCCCTGTGCTTGTTCAACTCACGCAGCGCGGCGCAGACACGCTCCCACTTCTGGACATGATTTTTCGCCCGACGCAGTTCGCGGTTTGCCATATGCAGTGATGGTAAAACCAGGTCATCCGCTCGCGTTTCAGTAAACGATGGCAGCGACTGCACAATGTCCGCCACAGTTTCTGTTTTAATATCTTCCTGTGTTGCAGCCTCCTGTACTGGTAACGCAACACCTGCGGTCTGAGGAAAGGCCTTACCATCAGTTTCCGCTACCGATGCTGCTTTCGGCTCTGCTGGTAAATTATCGCCCGGTATGCAGTAACGAAATTTACCGCCCTGATTTACGCGAATCAGACGACCTTTGCTGATTGCCATTGCCAGCGTTGAAGCCACTTTGCGTGATGTGGTACCAAACAATGTAGCCAGCTCATCAGCCGTTTGTGGTCCTCGTTGTTCAATCGTCGCGGTTAAATCGCACTCTGAGATTTTCGCTACTGTTGCTGTGGTGATTTCTTCCGGCAGTTCTGCCTGCGCTGGCTGTTCCTGCTGAACGTTGTTATCAGCCACACGCCAGGTGTACGCGCTTTTATCAACAAAACCAGCCTTTTTCAGTTCCCATAGTTCGTTCAGCACTTCTTCACGACTGATATCAAGTCGCGCAGCAAGTTCTATGGATGTGGCTTTTCCCATTGCTTTCAGTGCGTCAAAAACAGTCTCCATTAAATTTTTCTCCCGGTAAAAATTACTTCGCAATTCCTGGCTGGACGACATTCGGACGCCAGCTCTCCCAGTTAAAATTCACCCATCGCCCGCCGTTCATGGTCATGCGATCCATAATCCGCTCGCCGAGCAATGTTTTCATGGCCTCATAGTTCAGGTTTGTCAGCATCCCCACGCTGCGCATCGACGCTGTCCGGCGATCAACAATCTGGTGCAGTACCACCTGCTCGTTTTTCGTCTCGCGCTGAATGCCAATTTCATCAAGAACCAGCAGATCCACTTCGCACAGTTCCCGCAAAAATTTTTCGCCTGACTGCCCATCGTCATAGCTGGCGTGCAGGGCACTCATAACATCAGCCACGGTAACCACAATCACTGTCTGACCGTCTTTCAGCAGGCGATTCCCGATAGCTGCCGCTAAGTGGTTCTTCCCGGTACCAGGTTTTCCGCTGAACGCAAAATTTGTACACCCGGTCATCAGTTCATCAGCGATGGATTTCGCCTGACTCAACGCGTATCGCTGCCCTTCGTTCTGCACCTGGTAATTCGAAAACGAGCATTTGCGGTGCAATGGCTGGATGCCAGAGCGATTCAGAATTTTTTCCACCCGCAACTGACGATTCTGACGGTTGATCTCCTCACAACGTTTCTGGCCTTCGGAAAGTTGCCACTCGCGCCACTCCGCTACCGTCTTGAATGGCGCGGTTACATGTGACGGGGCCAGTCTGCGGATACGTTCAAGAACATCGCCTGTCGCAATATTTTTCATGGTCAGTTACCCCCTGAAGCCTGGCGGGATCGCACTATCCGGTAACGAGACGGTGTTAACCTGTCGGAGTAACGTCTCAGGTCGAACACCTTTCGGCGCGAACAAGCCCTGGTATTCATTGGCGATGCTGTGTCGAATCACCTGCTCAGGTGAAAAACCCTGCTGGCGGAATTTTTCCAGCTCCCGTATCGCCCCGTTAGCGCCCTGCTCCGTTCGAATCGGTTTTCGCAATGCCTGGCGAAATTCAACCCACTCACGCCAAAGCGAGACAGAAATCCAGTTCGGCAAAGCAATATCCAGAGGGTCAAACTTTTTGACACCTCGATTCCCCCGGGGGGGATTTAGGGGGGGATCTGTTTTTAGATCTTTATCTGTATCTTTATTAGTTGCCTTTGTGTTGACATCATGTTCAAACACCACTTCAACATCTGTTTGAACACCTGTTAAATTTCTCTCTTGTTTTGTTTGAACATCTGCTTCCTTTCTGCTTCTTCTGGCCTGAACAGATGCTTTTCCTGCGGCTGATTTTTTGGTTAATTTTTCCCTGACTGATGCCAGATCTTCCTCAATCCGAAGATGCACCCATTCCTCGCCGTTATCGCAAAAAAACTCCTGCAAGGATGGTTCAACATCAGCCCATCGCTCGTTAGTCAGACGGGCAATTTTTGCCAGCCTGTTTTTAGGTATTGGCTTTCCTGTTTGCCAGTAATTGAACATCAGCAACAAATACGCACCATGCTCCTCTGCTGACAAATGCATGGTGTCAGCCAGGTAATCAGCTATGTACAGTTGCATGTATGGTAATGCGGCCATAATTGCCCCGTATGATGCTGCCCGGTGGCTTAGAATAAGCACAAACAGCATGGAAACTTTTGCTTAATGAACAATGACAGAATCGTCGGAAGAACCGCCGCCGCTGAAATGCGCTTTCCGGTAAACGGCTTGGACTGCATCATCATGCGCATCAATTGCCGTACTTAACGCTTCCTGCGCCGCCAGTAATGCACGGCGTTCCAGGGTATCGAAGATGCAGAGTCGGTGACGCAGCTCGCGCGGAAGGATTGCCAGAATTGCTGGGATCAGCTTCTGAATTTTTTCTCTTTGCGTTTTCGTTTCACCTTTCAACCAACGGTGATAGATATTCTGCTGATTGTTCCAGTCCTTGCCTGGAACCAGGGGCAATTCGCCGCCCCCCTGGCGCAGATATTCTTCAGTAATTGCATTGGCTACCCATGCCTGCCCTTTTTCGGCTGCTAGGGCAAACAACACTGATTCGATGTGCTCATGCTTGATTTTCATGAATCATTTGCCTCTTGATGTTTCAGGTATGATCAAATGAGGATTTGTTACTGTCATTTAGTTGCTTCACTGACATATTCTGCGAACAACATGCCGAACGTCGTAAATATGACCAGTCAATATCAGGACGAAGTTCTTCGCACAGAACCTCACCTCTTGTTGCACGTTCAATTGCTGGACATCTCTCGGCAGGCAATTGACGTACCCCTTTGATCCATTGATTTACGCTTGGAGGTGATACACCTAAAAGCCTAGCCATTGCTGATTGCCCACCGACAACAGCACAAGCTTGCTTGAATGAATAGTTCTCTTTTTTCATCGAATGAACTCCAAAAACACACAGAAATATTAGGCGACGCCTAACGCAATTGTCAATAGGCTGTGCCTAATGCGGTAAGGGTAGGGATTGCCTAATGTAATGCGCATAGGAGAATATTAAGCAATGCTTAGTGGTAAAGACTTAGGCCGAGCGATAGAGCAGGCCATTAACAAAAAAATCGCATCGGGATCCGTCAAATCAAAGGCGGAGGTCGCACGCCACTTCAAAGTCCAACCACCATCAATTTATGACTGGATTAAGAAAGGCTCTATAAGTAAAGATAAACTTCCAGAATTATGGCGTTTCTTTTCTGATGTTGTTGGTCCAGAGCATTGGGGGCTTAACGAATACCCCATACCAACCCCCACCAATTCAGATACAAAAAGTGAACTTTTAGATATAAACAACCTTTATCAAGCAGCCTCTGATGAAATAAGAGCGATTGTAGCTTTCCTGTTATCTGGAAATGCTACAGAACCAGATTGGGTTGACCACGATGTTCGCGCCTACATAGCAGCGATGGAAATGAAAGTGGGTAAGTATCTGAAAGCTCTAGAATCTGAACGGAAAAGCCAGAACATCACAAAAACTGGAACTTAAACTTATATGGTCTGACGGAAAACTCCTGGATTCCGTTATTTAACCCCCCCATCACTTTCTGCTGTCGCCATCACCTATTAGGTTACGCTCAAAACATTAGGCATAGCCTATTGACAATCAATTAGGCATTACCTATAGTTCCAGCATACCACCCACCCCGCCCCACAGAACGCCGGGCAATACTTCGAGTTACCAGGCAGTGGTAAGGGGTTAAGTAGCCAGCCCGAGGCGTATGAACATGACGGCGGGATTCAAATTTTGCAGTGCAGCAGTTAGTTCCGCCACCCGGCGTTAAGGGGAGAGATAAGATGGTGCATTACGAAGTAGTTCAGTATTTGATGGATTGTTGCGGTATCACTTACAACCAGGCTGTGCAGGCTTTACGCAGCAACGCCTGGGATCTCTGGCAGGCAGAAGTCGCTATACGTAGCAACAAGATGTGAGATTCGCAAAATGCAAAAAATCGATCTCGGCAACAACGAATCCCTGGTGTGCGGCGTGTTCCCCAACCAGGATGGAACGTTCACTGCCATGACGTATACCAAAAGCAAAACATTTAAAACCGAAACTGGTGCGCGCCGATGGTTGGAGAAGCACACAGTAAGCTAACGATTAAAACGTCTACTCCTGCTGTTCCAGAATAACTTCATAAAATGGGAGTATTTTTCGGTGACGAGATAATAAGAACAGTTTGCGCTATCACTCTGATGTTGAATGATGCCCTTCCGTTCTAATTTTTTCATAACCGGGTTACGGCAAGGAGAAGTGATAATAAGATTTCCTGTTTTAAGGAAATCTTTAAATACAGCGATTTCTTTCTCAGATAAACGAAGCAATACTCGTTGCTCTGGTAGTAATGAATAATGCTTTTGAATATGTGCTCGCAATCTTGAGAAGGAAATGGCGACCACGAAAGAAAAGGCAAAAACGATAATCTGAAAGAGCCAAGGTATTTCAGTATAAGCATTGAATGCGACAGTAAACTCTTTCGGTATCAGCCAGAGAGTGAGACCAAAAATGATAATCGTATACATAAGTCTTTCGAGTGGCTCGTTAGCAAAAAGTTTCAATAATGGAGTAAATACATCCAACATATCAATAACTCTCAACTGTAAGGGTATTGAAATGTTAACACAAGCTCTCGCTGTAGGGGTATAGCCGAGACCACCGAAGCCCGGAGGTGGTGAAATAAAACCGGGCACAACACGAAGGCGCATTTCCGATATCCATAAAGAGTCGGTCTTGTCTGTTAAATTTAAATGGTGGGAGTGCGCCTCCGGTTGTAAATAACGACATTGCTGTGTGTAGTCCTGGCGGCATCAGTTTTTTCTTGAAGTTCGGCTGATGTCCGCCCTTTTTTAAGTGAATTTTGTGATGCGGTGAATGCGGCTAAGCGCACGTGGCACAGTTAAAAGTCATGTTAGTCCTTATTGGTTTGGGTGGGAAAGCCGACTGTAATTGTTAACTGGTTGCAGTCACCTGGAGGCACCAGGCACCGCATCAACAAAGTTCATTTGTAAAAATGGAGATAATTATGATTGCACATCACTTCGGAACTGATGAAATACCACGTCAGTGTGTGACTCCTGGCGATTATGTTCTTCATGAAGGCCGGACATATATTGCCTCGGCAAACAATATTAAAAAGCGAAAACTATATATTCGTAACCTGACCACAAAAACATGCATTACTGACCGCATGATTAAAGTCTTCCTCGGTCGTGATGGTTTACCTGTAAAGGCGGAGTCATGGTGATGACTAAGAAAATAAAATGTGCTTACCACCTTTGCAAAAAAGACGTTGAAGAAAGCAAAGCTATTGAAAGAATGCTTCACTTCATGCACGGGATTTTATCAAAAGACGAACCGAGAAAATATTGCAGTGAATCTTGTGCCGAAAAAGACCAGATGGCACATGAACTTTAATTAATTGACTATTCGAAACTGAATTTATGCCAGAAATGGCAGGTATTCGCTCAACCTTAATTAAGGAGAAAAACATGATTACCAATTATGAAGCCACTGTTGTAACTACCGATGACATTGTTCACGAGGTGAATCTGGAAGGAAAGCGCATTGGCTACGTAATTAAAACAGAAAATAAAGAAACCCCATTCACTGTGGTTGATATCGATGGTCCATCAGGCAACGTAAAAACACTTGATGAAGGTGTCAAAAAAATGTGCCTGGTGCATATCGGAAAGAATCTGCCCGCAGAAAAAAAAGCCGAATTTCTGGCAACTCTAATTGCAATGAAATTAAAAGGTGAAATCTGAAAGAAATAGCCTGCGTATGGCGCAGGCTATGAACAGTGTGTATCCGGCAAGATCATTCACTGAACAAAACGAATTTTAATCTGAGTTGAGGTTAAAAAACAATGAGCACAAAACCACTCTTCCTGTTACGGAAAGCGAAAAAATCATCCGGTGAACCTGACGTCGTCCTGTGGGCAAGCAACGATTTTGAATCGACCTGTGCCACTCTGGACTACCTGATCGTTAAGTCAGGTAAAAAACTGAGCAGCTATTTTAAAGCTGTTGCCACGAATTTTCCTGTCGTTAATGACCTGCCCGCTGAAGGTGAGATCGATTTTACCTGGAGTGAACGCTATCAACTCAGCAAAGACTCCATGACATGGGAACTAAAACCGGGAGCAGCACCAGACAACGCTCACTATCAAGGCAATACCAACGTCAACGGCGAAGACATGACTGAGATTGAGGAGAATATGCTACTCCCAATTTCTGGCCAGGAACTGCCCATTCGTTGGCTTGCTCAACACGGCAGCGAAAAACCGGTAACGCACGTTTCACGCGACGGACTCCAGGCATTACACATTGCTCGGGCTGAAGAACTACCGGCTGTTACTGCCCTGGCTGTTTCCCACAAAACCAGCCTGCTCGACCCGCTGGAAATTCGCGAACTCCACAAACTGGTTCGTGACACTGACAAAGTTTTCCCTAATCCTGGTAATTCAAACCTGGGACTGATAACTGCTTTTTTCGAAGCATACCTGAACGCTGACTACACCGATCGAGGACTGCTGACAAAAGAGTGGATGAAGGGTAATCGTGTTTCACACATCACTCGCACGGCTTCCGGTGCTAATGCTGGCGGCGGAAACCTCACCGATCGCGGCGAAGGTTTCGTACACGATCTGACGTCACTGGCGCGCGACGTAGCCACTGGCGTACTGGCCCGTTCAATGGATCTGGACATCTATAACCTTCATCCGGCACACGCTAAACGCATTGAGGAAATTATCGCTGAAAATAAACCGCCCTTTTCTGTTTTCCGCGACAAATTCATCACCATGCCTGGCGGGCTGGATTATTCCCGCGCCATCGTGGTTGCGTCCGTAAAAGAAGCACCAATTGGGATCGAGGTCATCCCCGCGCACGTCACTGAATATCTGAACAAAGTACTGACTGAAACCGATCATGCCAACCCTGATCCGGAAATCGTGGATATTGCCTGCGGTCGCTCCTCTGCCCCGATGCCGCAGCGAGTAACAGAAGAAGGAAAACAGGATGATGAAGAAAAACCGCAACCATCTGGAACAACGGCAGTTGAACAGGGAGAGGCTGAAACAATGGAACCGGACGCAACTGAACATCATCAGGACACGCAGCCGCTGGATGCTCAGTCACAGGTAAATTCTATTGATGCGAAATATCAGGAACTGCGGGCAGAACTCCATGAAGCCCGGAAAAACATTCCATCAAAAGATCCTGTCGATACCGATAAATTGCTTGCTGCATCACGTGGTGAATTTGTTGACGGAATTAGCGACCCGAACGATCCGAAATGGGTAAAGGGGATCCAGACTCGCGATTGTGTGTACCAGAACCAGCCAGAAACGGAAAAAACCAGCCCGGATATGAATCAACCTGAGCCAGTAGTGCAACAGGAACCGGAAATAGCCTGCAATGCCTGCGGCCAGACTGGCGGGGATAACTGCCCTGACTGTGGTGCGGTGATGGGCGACGCAACATACCAGGAAACATTCGATGAAGAGAGTCAGGTTGAAGCTAAGGAAAATGATCCGGAGGAAATGGAAGGCGCTGAACATCCGCACAATGAGAATGCTGGCAGCGATCCGCATCGCGATTGCAGTGATGAAACTGGCGAAGTCGCAGATCCCGTAATCGTAGAAGACATAGAGCCAGGTATTTATTACGGAATTTCGAATGAGAATTACCACGCGGGTCCCGGTGTCAGTAAGTCTCAGCTCGATGACATTGCTGATACTCCGGCACTATATTTGTGGCGTAAAAATGCCCCCGTTGACACCACAAAGACAAAAACGCTCGATTTAGGAACCGCTTTCCACTGCCGGGTACTTGAACCGGAAGAATTCAGTAACCGCTTTATCGTAGCACCTGAATTTAACCGCCGTACAAACGCCGGAAAAGAAGAAGAGAAAGCGTTTCTGATGGAATGCGCAAGCACAGGAAAAACAGTTATCACTGCGGAAGAAGGCCGGAAAATTGAACTCATGTATCAAAGCGTTATGGCTTTGCCGCTGGGGCAATGGCTTGTTGAAAGCGCCGGACACGCTGAATCATCAATTTACTGGGAAGATCCGGAAACAGGAATTTTGTGTCGGTGCCGTCCGGACAAAATTATTCCTGAATTTCACTGGATCATGGACGTGAAAACCACAGCGGATATTCAACGATTCAAAACGTCTTATTACGACTACCGCTATCACGTTCAGGATGCATTCTACAGTGACGGTTATGAAGCACAGTTTGGTGTGCAGCCAACTTTCGTTTTTCTGGTTGCCAGCACAACTGTTGAATGCGGACGTTATCCGGTTGAGATTTTCATGATGGGCGAAGAAGCAAAACTGGCAGGCCAGCAGGAATATCACCGCAATCTGCGGACCCTGGCTGACTGCCTAAATACCGATGAATGGCCAGCTATTAAGACGTTATCACTGCCCCGCTGGGCTAAGGAGTATGCAAATGACTAAGCAACCACCTATCGCAAAAGCCGATCTGCAAAAAACTCAGGGAAACCGTGCACCAGCAGCAGTTAACGATAAGGATGTGCTGTGCGTGATTAACAGCCCGGCAATGAAAGCGCAACTGGCAGCAGCTCTGCCACGTCACATGACAGCGGAACGCATGATCCGCATTGCTACAACAGAAATCCGTAAAGTACCGGAACTAAGAAACTGTGACTCGACGAGTTTTATCGGTGCCATCGTACAGTGTTCACAGCTCGGACTTGAGCCAGGTAGCGCCCTCGGTCATGCATATCTGCTACCGTTCGGCAACGGAAAAGCAAAAAACGGTAAGAAGAACGTACAGCTGATCATCGGTTATCGCGGCATGATCGACCTTGCCCGTCGATCAGGTCAAATCATCAGTCTGTCAGCTCGTGTTGTCCGTGAATGTGATGAATTCAGCTATGAACTTGGCCTTGATGAAAAACTGGTTCATCGTCCCGGTGAAAACGAAGATGCCCCTATAACCCATGTCTATGCTGTTGCAAAACTGAAAGACGGAGGAGTGCAGTTTGAAGTCATGACCCGCAAACAAGTAGAAAAAGTTCGCGACACACACAGCAAGGCGGCAAAAAACGCAGCGTCAAAAGGGGCGTCGTCCATCTGGGATGAACACTTTGAAGACATGGCCAAAAAGACAGTGATACGAAAACTGTTCAAGTATCTGCCGGTATCTATTGAAATCCAGCGTGCAGTATCGATGGATGGAAAAGAGGTGGAAACAATTAATCCAGACGACATATCGGTTATAGCCGGGGAATACAGTGTAATCGATAATCCAGAAGAATAATCCAGCCTGGCGGTGTAATGCACCGCCAACGTGAGATAGTTTTTATGACAAAAACTTTGAGATATGACGATGTTAAACCATGTCCGTTTTGTGGTTGTCCATCAGTAACGGTGAAAGACATTTCAGGATATTACCGGGCAAAATGCAACGGATGCGAATCCCGAACTGGCTATGGTGGAAGTGAAAAAGAAGCGCTCGAAAGATGGAATAAACGAACCACTGAAAATATTAATGGAGGCGTTCATGTATAAAATTACCGCTACAATTGAAAAGGAAGGTGGCACTCCTACTAACTGGACAAGATATTCAAAATCTAAACTAACGAAATCAGAATGCGAAAAA